CTTCGCGCTGGCGAGCCATGATTGCCCGCCCAGAGGTTTCGTTGCTGCGGATACCCAACGAAGCGTCGTGAATACCCGTTACATCCTTCATGTCCTGAGTATTGATGGCTGCTTCATTGAGAAGGGCCGCCTCAATGCCCGGAGGCTGCACAGGAAGGACATTCTGACCAAACACTGCCTCATCGTTAAAGATGAGAAGGGGATCGCGCTTAGTGTGCGCCTCACGAAGCTCTTTTTCACGCCCTTCAACTGCGCTGGCAGTAACCATCCACTTGGCCTTAGGGGCGTAGCCAAGCTGTTCTGCGGCCACCGAGCGGAAATAGTTCTTCATCCGAACGGCGTCTTTCATCCACCGGACCATGCCATAACGGATGCGGCGACCGCCAACATTGGTAATGCGCCCAGACATGCGAATAATTGGAAGGCGATTCAGCTTATACTCGTAGGGTCCATCGAGAATTTGAAAGCCTGTGCAAAGGTGCATTTGGGCGTAAGTAACCCACGAGATTCGAGTCTTTACGGGGTAACCGTTTTCTTGGAGAATTTGTTCGTAGTTGTCGTTATCGAGAATGAAAACCTTACCATTCTCAAAAAGACCCATCAACTTTTTGCGCTCGATAAGCCGCCAATATTCCGTGATTTGATACGAATCGTGGTCAACCCAAGTAGTTCCTTCAAGTCGATCAATCATGGTGTCGTCTTGAAGAGCCGCTTCCGGAGTATCATTACCATATTTGGCCTTAAACTCTTCAACAGGAATGCGATCATTCACAAACACCCTGCGGGCGTCGCGGCCGGTGATATCCGTAGAGAAACGATCCCAAACTACGGAGAAGCAGTCATCGATTGGGCGAATAAAGATGTCTTGGTCGAATACATCGTCCCGAGCGTATTCAACGCAAACACGGAAAGCCCCATCCCCGCACTGGATAAGGCTTTCAAACGCATTGGCATATACTCGGTCAGCGCGGCTTTGAGCTTCAATCGAGCGAATCAGGTCGCCTCGAATTTCGGCAACAGCGGCATCCTCTTCGTTACAAGGAACAACTTTGATTGCCTTACGGGCTTGAAGCCAGTCGCCAACTACTTGAGCAGTAAACTGTGGAATGTTGTTGATTACAAGACAAGGGAGGTCTTTGCGCTCTTGTAGGACTCGTGGGTCCCATTGTTCACCTGCCGCAAATCTCTTATCTTCAAGCCCTTCTTCTCGGTTATGGCGATCATATTCTACGTCAGCCTCGTATTGGTGACGCATATCCTCAAGAAAACTTTCTACACTGTCGAAACCTTCAGGAATGTAGTCTTTTTGAATTACGGATTGATGATAAAGACGGTCAAGGATGGTTCCGTCTTCCTTTTCTCCGTTCTTTCGTTCCTTGATTTCTCGGGTAATTGATTCCATAAGATTAGTTAGCCATCCATGCTGTTGAGGGACTGCAAGTATCAATCCAAGGTTGGGGAGCAGGGCCTTTATAGGTAATCGAGGTTGTTTTGACCTTTCGGGCGGGACGCCCTGCGATCTTTTCAAAAAGCTCTGTAAGGCCCCATACAAGGGCGTCTACGCGGTCAGGAGAACCAGTCGAGGAGTTTCGCACCTGATCGACAGAAAAGGTGCACATTTGGTCTTCTAGAATGTCGAAACGACCGACGTGATGAATACGGCCTTGCTCGTAAAGAGCCGAAATAGGTTCTGCACGAACTACTTTACCACGAGTCGCGTGTACAAGCTTAACAGGAAGTGTTCGGTCTTGTGCTTTAAGAACACTGGCCACCATTTCACCGCCTTGATTCTTTTCGGCAATGATTTTGTCAGCTTCCCATTTACGATACATCCGAACGGCGGTTTTAGCCCAGTCTTCGGGAGTTCCTTTGCAAGAAGCATCTTCAAGTACGTAACCATGTGCGTAGCCTTCATTGTCTCGGGCAAGACCCACAACCACAATTCCGTGCTCGTCAGCGCCTTCTTCGGAGGAGGTAGCCGGGTCGATTGCAACAAAGACTCTTTCAAGGTCTTCCGGAACGCTTTTGACGCGAGCCGCATCAATCATTTCTCGCGTCCACAAAGCGCCCGGGATATCTTCAAGAATTTCCCCGTCAAGTTCTTGGCGACCCAATCGTGTCCCCGCGTAGCGTTCGTAAAGTTGCTTTACGGTGGTTTTTGCAAGATTGGCTGCATTATCAATCGTAGCTCCACGGGTAACTACGGTATCAGGGTCATTTACAAGACGCTTAATGAGGGGAAGGGGGCGAGGGGTCGTGGTCACCAAGCAACGGGGATGCTCCCCTAGACGAAGGCCAAACTGAAGTTGGTCCCATGCGTCTTGCATGTACTCGAACTTTGCCAACTCATCCACCCAAGCAAAGTGATGCTGGGGGCCGCGGAGTTGGTCGGGCGTCGTCCCGTTGTAGGTAAAGGCCCGAGAACCATTGGGCCAAGTTAGGCACCTATTCGTTGGTGACCACGATTCCTCTGTCAGCGTAGGGTCACAGGCCAATATGCCCGATTCCCCTTTAACCATAACATCCCGAGCGTCAGCAGCGGTTTCAGCAACAAGAGCAATTCGGCATCCGGGATATTCGTGGGCCATTTTGCGGACCCATTCTGCTCCCATACGAGTCTTTCCAAATCCGCGACCGGCAAGAACCAACCAAGTGTTCCAATTTCCCGGAGGGGGGAGTTGATTGGGGCGAGCCCAGAATTCCCAGTCGTAGTTAAGCCTTTCAATCTCCTCGGGGCTCAGGGAGGCTAACCACTGTTCCCGCTCTTGTTCGCTCAGCGAGGCGAGCAAGCTTGCTTTTGAAATTTGCGACATTCTGTTCAATTTCTCTCTGTCTTACGATGGCAATTTCCGAACCCTCAGGCCCACTGATTTCTTGACGATCAACGAACATCCCAAGGTGGCGTGCAAGGAGTTCTGCCCCTCGGAGAACGGCGGTTTCGTTGCCTTTTGCTTCTGCCCTTTCGATGCTTTTGACGATTTTGTCAAGGACGTAGAAGGCGTCAACCTTCATCTTTTCTGTGCGGTCCTTGGTCAAATAATCAATGGCAATCTTAATGGCAGGCTTGTTTTTTAGTTCATTTCCAATTTTGTGGGCGTTTCCACCGTTTTCGTAGCCTGCCCGAATCGCTGCCCGAGTGGCGTTAAAGTCCTTAATGTATTCGTAGCAAAAGGCTCTTTGCTTTTCGGTGATAAGCTCCAAGATTTTTTCACCGTCTTTTTCAGCAATTGCTTGTTGAAGTCTAAAACAAGGACGACCTGCCACGGTATTATTTTCCCTTTTTTGCCATTAGAGTGTGAGAACGATTCTTTCTTTTGCTTTGGACTTGCAAATTATCCATGGAATTGTCTTTTGGATTATTATTCTTGTGAGCTACATCCTTACCATCGCCCTTACGAACCTTGCCAGCAGCTTCCATTTTGGCCCTAGCGGCGTTACGAGAGGCCCTACGTTCAATTTGTTCGGGTTTGCTGTTGTATCGTCTTTGGGCGGCAGCTCGGCCTCCTTTGTAGGGCATAGGCATAGTAGATATATTTTTCCCCTTTCTATTCTTACACTGCGTATTATACCATAAAACAGAGAGTTTGTCAAGAAAAAAATGAAGAATTGCTAATTTTTTTGTAGTTTTGTATTTTTTTCTTGACAAAATCGGAAAAATATGGTATAATATCCTTGTAAAGGGGAGGGTAAGAGGGAGTACCCACAGAGTTTATGAAGGAAGGTTGATTCGAAAAATTATGGTAACCATGGGGGCAGCCGGATAACTAGCCAGAGAGGAAGAAGGAGGGCAGCTTGAGGTGCTTTTGGGGGCCGCTGGGGCGTGTCCGGGCGACCTCCGGGAGCCCTTTTTATTTGTCAACACCTTTTTCCATAATTACTGGATACCATTTTTTTATTTTTTTTGTCTAGGCCGCGAGATTGCCTGTCCACGCACCACGCCCTCGCCTATTTCACCCCTCCCCCCGCAACAATATTACTCAAAGGGGATATAAAATTGCCAATTTCCCCCTTCCTCCGCAATAATTGTTCAATCCATTGAAACAATATACTAAATCTAGTGGTTTAGGCGAAATAATATTACAATATCTAGCAAGCGAATCGAGAGAAGACTTTCCATATATTGCTCGACTATGAAATAATCGAACAATAGAGAGCAATAATATTACACAAAGAGGCAATTTTCGATTAATCTCCGGTAATATCCTAACCCGATATTGCGATTTACTCGCATCTAGACAGGCCGATAGACCTTGCGAACGATTCGCAATAGCTCTACGCAATAATATTGCGGACAAAAAGGGAACAGCGCAATAATATTGCAAAAAGCACCCCAAAAAAGCAATGACATTTCAAGCCGTATGTGCTATGGGCAATATCGGCCTAGGATACGCGCGCCTAGGCTATGGTTAACATAGGCAATGGCGCGGTTGCCAATCTTGGCCCACGTGGGCCAAGAAATAGAGGGAGCTACCACTATGGCTACAAAGCCGAATGTGTCCACATTGCCCGAACCGGACATTATGCCAGAACCTGTGGACGCGCTGGAAAATAGCAAGGGCGAGCAATTCAAGCTTGCTGACAGCGCAAAGGCGCGCCTTGCTATCAAGAACAAGCTTGCTGAAGAAGCAAGCGCGCTGAAAGAGGCTGAAGACAGTCAGCGCGAGAATGTCAGCAATCTCACGAATGCCTTCATGCGGGATAGTGCAATCGCCATTATTAATGGCGCGCTTTCGCGTGATGAATTAACGGAAATACTTGGCAAGGCCTATGGCTTCAAGGTTACGGCCAAGAACAACAAGAAATCTCGCACCCCCGAAGGCACGGGCAATTCGCACCGCAAGCGGATTATCCTGCTGGCAGAGGCTGGCAAGATTGCCGCAAGCCTTGAAGCGGGATTGCCCATCAAGGAAGAAGACAAGCCTCGCGCCTTGCAAGGCATCGATAATGAAGCAATTGCGGAAATTGCCAAGCGGTGCCTTGAGCAAGGGAACCTGTCGCCTTCCATGGCTTACAAAGCGCTTGGCGAGTTGAAGCCTCGCGAGAGCAAGCCTCTGTGGCAGAATGTCGACAAGCTTGGCGAGATTATCACTGCGCTTGCTGACCCTGAAACTGTGGAAGCAATCCGCGCCAATGAGGCATTGCGGGAAGCCTTTGCCCATATTCGCGACCTTGCAATCCTTGCCGAGCTTGGCGATTGCCGGGCAATGGCCGCCTAAGGAAAGGGAAGCAAGCCATGTATCGCTTTTACTACGTTTACAAGCGCGTAGGTCCGGGAAGGCTTGAAGCCGTATTTGATGCCTGTGCCACAAGCGCAAAGGAAGCCTTGGAAGCCTATTCGGCTTTGTTCGGCGATACGTCAAACGTAGTCGCCGTTATCCCGCAATCGCCATATGAGATTGCGCTTAGCGACCGGTGAGGTTAGGGCAAGGCGGGCCTATTCCCGCTTTGCCTTGCCTACTTTTATGCATAGGGGAATTGCCATGGATAATCGTTATCACTGCATTGCCGAATACGTTGACAATAGGGCAACGAATGAACCTTTTAATGACCGCTTCATTCGAATGGAAGTAATCGCAAGCAATGCGGATGAAGCGCGGGAAAGGTTTGAGGCCGCCGTCAACGCGCTGAGGGGTGGAAGCCTTGGACGTCCAGTTAGATACTGGAAGCCGTTCAAGCGCTTTATCTATCCTGTGGAATTGGAAACTATCTGCAAGGATATGGAAGGCAATCCCGCGCTTGCTGAGGAATACCTAGCCGAATAGGCCAAGAGCGATGCAAGGTAAGGTAAGGCGGACATGAACGCCGCCTTGCCTACCTTTGCGCCTATAATTCCCGATATTTTTTAGCCCATATGGGACAAGAAATGACTACAACAACAACAACAAAGGCGGCTAGGTATGTCAACCGCGAATAACAACAACAACGACAACGACTACACCGGCTTTGACCGCAAACGCCTACGCGGCACATTGCGCCTAACGCTAGGCCGATTTCGCATCAGCCAAGACAATTTCGAGGCAAAAGGCAATCCTTGGACAACAACAAGGCTTGATGAATATCGACAACGAAAGCTAGAAGCCGAACTAAATCGCCATCGCTTCGAAGCCTACAACGGCATACTAAGCGAAAAAGACAAGAAGCGGCCAAAGCGAAAAGACAACGAGCCTTGGGATTTCACCACAAAAGACAAGCCAGTCTACGGCCATTTCGACCGCCCTCTCACAAAGGAAGAGGCGCGGCAACTAGACGACTGGATTGAACAGCATCTAGGCCATACGCGCGAACAGCGTGCTCTACCACGACAACAACGGCCAAAGGTTGACGGCAAGGAATTGTCTCGCCAAAACAAAGCAAGAAAAGAGCCTCGCTCCAGTCGAACACCAGAAAGGCTTGCCGAATTCAAACGAAAGCGAAAGATTGCAAACATCATCAAAGAAATTAAGCTTCTTGATGATGCTCAAAACTTCAAGGACGAAAGCAAGGAAATAACCATCAACTATGGCCACTTCATAATGATTATACCACGAGAGTAGCCGTTTTAAAACCCGCTAGGAGCCGTTTTAAAGCCTTCTGGACGCAACGATGGGCGTCTCTGCTACCTATGTAGCGGGGCGCCCTTTTTTGTGCCCAAACGGCCTTTAAAAGGGAGCAAACAGCCATGGTGCAAATCAGCTATGAAATCCGGAAAAAGAAGAAGAATGACAATCGCTACGAGCTCGTATCGGTTGTACCCTGCAATTTCGGCCCCAATAAGAAAGCTATCAATTTCATTCGGGAAGGTAGCTTGGACATTTGCACCGAAACGATGCTTGCCCTGATGGCAAAAAAAGCTGCTGCGAATAATCGCTAGAAAGGTCTGATGACAATGCTTATTATCATTCGCGGAATTCCGGGCTCCGGAAAATCGACACTTGGAGAAGCTCTTGTTCGAGCCGGTGTAGTGCACCTCAGCATTTCCGCTGACGATTGGATGGTGGACGATAACGGGAATTATCGTTTCGACGCCTCCAGACTTCCCGAATGCCACAGCGCCTGTTTCGAAACAGCGCGCAAAGCTCTGGCAAATGGTCAATCGGTTGCGGTGTGCAATACGTTCACGCGTCGTTGGGAAGTTGAACCCTACATCGACCTTGCCAAAGAACACGGAGTAGATGTGCAAGAAATCATCGTCAAGGGTCCGTGGCAAAGCATCCATAATCTCACCAAACGCACCATCGACAACATGCGCGCCAGATTTGAGTTTTGATAAAAGGGAGAATGACTATGAATACTGTTTCTTCTTTGCAAGGTCTCGTCAATTCTTGGCTGGACGGGACGAACATTCCCTATAAAGGCGGTCGCCTCTATAATCCAGACTTGCCCGAAGCCAAGGACAACCCTCTTTCTTGCATGTGCGCACAAGCACAAGCTCTCTGGCTGTTTGACGATAGAGACACTACGTTTCTAAGTCACATGAACCAAGGTTCTGCTGACAGGGAGTTTGCCTCTCTATTCAACATCAGCCGTGCTCACTCTATCCTTGTGCGTTATGTCAACGATTCCCCCACCTACGACAACAAGGATTTGGCCTATACTTTGACAAACCCCGGCCATATGCTTGGACCGAATTGGAGCAAACTTCTTGACTTCTGGTGGTTTCTCGAACACGATATGGCCTACGGTGATTGGGTCAAGCTTAAGCGTTTCAACGACGTTTTTGATTTTTCCAAAGCCCGAACAAATGCCCAAACTGCTGCTGCAAAAGAAACAGGCGGCAAAGAATACGTAATAGAAGACATCGTTTATTTCTACATTACTACTCTTGCCGGAGCCCATCGCAACGACCAGTCCTTTAGCCTTGTTCTTGGCGCCTGTTGGGAAATTCAAGGCTTTGACCACCCTATTATCGGCTCTCTTAATTTCCTTCCTCGCTTTGGCTTCAACAGCCTTGAGGATATTCCCCCGTGTCCCGCCGACTACGGCAAAGGAATTGTGCCGAATGGAGATAAATAGAATGACTAGCATCCAAGACACCATCAAAAACTGGAAAACTATCAAATCAACGCTCTACAGCAGCCAATCTGTAGATTGGGAGCTATTTCATAATGACGTATGTGATTGTGTCGGTTGCTGGTGCACACAGGCGCAAGTATTGTTTCTAGTCGGTAACTGGACATTTGAAAAATTGCGTGAAGAGGCTGTAAAAGGGCAAGGTATCGACGTAGAGTTTGCCAGATTGCTCAACATCAGTCGCACCCACTCTAAACTTCTTTATCTTGTTAGTGATAAAGACGATGATAACCCTTTTCTTGCCATCACCAACCCCGCCGAATTTCTTGGCAAACAATGGAGTAAACTGTTGGACTTTTGGTGGTTCCTCGACACCTACGCTTGGGATAAAAATACAATCAAACGCCAAACGAAACATTGGGATCGTGTTGTTGAAACATTGTTTACAATAATGAAAGACCATCTTGCATGGGACGCTGCTTGGTATGCAACAGCTTACACACCTGAATTAAAAAACTGGCGCAAATTTTCAGAAGTTGCGGCCTGCGCGACTTGTGAAGTTCAAAACTACGACAGTCTCATTTACAAACCATTTTTTCTGCCCATGTTCGGCATCAAAACACTTGACGACATTCCGCCTCGTCCTGCTAACTACGGTAACGGCGTTGTGCCAAACGGAAATGCAAATTCATGCCTGTGCAATGGAGGTGACGTATGACACGAGAGGAACTGCTTCGCGCTCTCTATGAGCCGTGGGGATACGACGAGCCTTATGATTTAATTGAAAGCGCTCGTGAACAGATCGAGGCCGATGGCAAGCGCATCGCAGAGCTTGAAGCGGCTGTTCGCACGCTAGGGAGCAAAGACATGAGCAAAGATGTGACGCAAGAAGACCGCGAGACGGCTGCTAAAATATTTGAACATCGAGGCAAATTCCTAATGGCTGAATATGTTAGGGCCGGGACAGAGGATAGCAACGGGATTGTTCAAATTGTTGCTGCCCACCGCCGCGCAAGTCTCGCCGCTGCCGAAGCGCGCATTGCCAAACTGGAAGGCGCTTTTACTAAACTGGAAGAAGAAATGCGACGCTATGTTCTCGATAATGGTCCTATGCGCAGACTATGGGCACTCGACGAGTTCGGAAGCAGAGCCCTAAAAGACAAAAAGCAAGACAGTGAAAAATAATAGCAACACATTCAGCAAGCGCGGAAAGGAGAACAATCGTGGACTACTTTATAAGGCAAAAAGATCGTGATGCGGCTGCTGAAATCTTAGAGCATTATGACATGAAAGAACTGGCCAATCAAGTAAGGGCCGGAATTAGAGACACAAATCCGATTGTGCAAATTGTTACAAACCATCGTATCTGTGAGATCGCTGCTATCTATAAGCGAATTGATGAACTCGAAGAAGCCTTGAACGCATTTAGATTCTGCTCTGACAGGTTCCCGTTCGGTTCTCGCGTTCGCAAAAAGAAGGGTCCGGAGTGGGTTGGGAAGGTCTGCGGCTACTACAGCAGCACGTTCACTCCCGAAGGACTGGTAATCGAATGCACGGCTGATGGAGCGCGAGGGCAGGTGCATGTTGAACCAGCAAAGAGAATGGAGAAAATCTATGAGTGAAAAATCTATCATGTGTTCGCCCATGCCTTCCGTCAACCCCCATTACCTTTTCGCCATCTTGTGGGCTCTTATCTTTGCCGCGTCGGGCAAAGTAGAAATCCTCATCATTTCCATGATGTTCCTTTGCACAGGCTCCATTTGTGATGCAATAAGAGACCATGAACAACACATTCGGTCAACGCCTACGCTTCGCCCTTGACTTGCGAAAACGGTCTATCGAAAGTCTTTCTTTAGACAGTGGCTATTCCAGAGATTACATTTCCCGCCTTATCAATGGGAAACAAAACAATCCTACGCTTTTCTTCGTTGATTGTGTTGCCCGCGCTCTCAACGTAAACCCTGTTTTTCTTGCGGGCTGGAGTAACGACTATGAACATTGAACAGGTTGTTTTGGAGAATAAAGATTTTCTGTTCATCCGCCACGATAACGGTGTTCGTGCTCGCGTTTTGGCCGAAATCCCTGCTGAAATTGGCTACGAAGACGACATGATTTTGATCGAGACGGTCGTTTTGGATAAAAACGGATGCATCGACCAG